CTATGGTTGAAGCACCTGAGTGGCAAGAAGATAGAAAAGAATATATGAAAGATGCTGAGAGAAGAGTCAAGAGACTACTTGATCCTAGCAACGAGTTCGTTAAGCCTTACAAGTCTGAGTTTGAGACGTACAAAGTCAAAGGTGAACAGATACGAACAGGTAACAAAACCTTAAACAAGATATGTGGCATGTGTGGATACAGATCACACTGTTGGGCAAATGCACAGTTGTATCCAAAAGTAACATCAAAGGCTAAGACCGCACCTAAGATATGGTATGATGTCTTGAAGAAGAAAGAACTGTAGTGTCAGCAATCTACGTAAACAAATACGAAACTAAGCTACTTGAGTTGAATGAGAATTTGTACCACGTGTACATCGAGTCTCACAAAGGCATAGGTGGTGGCAGGGATATAACATTCCTTAGACAACATGACAGGGGTATACCTTTGACTTTGAGAGATAACTTTTCAGACAAAGGTACGTTGACGCCTGAGACAGAAGCTAGAGACATTGTGAAAATAGAGAATGAATTTCAAACAATCAACTACAGTTTAAACTACGGAAAGATTTTATGTGTGCCGATATATCCCCTTCTAGACGAACTTACTATACTAGAAAAACAATCCCCGAAGACGGCAGGGTATATCAGCAAACGCCTAGAATCATTGAGTTGGAAAATCCGACAGGGGAAAATATAGTGGCTAAACGTAACGCAGGATACAGATCTAAGTTTGAATTGTTTTTAGCTAAGAAGCTAATACAGAATAAAATAAAGTTTGAGTACGAGAAGAAGAAGATAACGTACATACCTAAGATACGTACCTACACTCCTGACTTCTACATTCCTGCAACCAACATATACATCGAAGCTAAAGGTGAGTTTGACAAAGCAGACAGAGTTAAGATGGCTCTCATAAAAGAGCAACACAAAGACTTGGACATCCGTATGGTGTTTATGAATGCACGAAACAAGATTTACAAAGGAAGTAAAACCACTTATGCTGATTGGTGTCTTAAGCACAATTATAGGTGGGCAGAAAAAGCAATACCTATGGAGTGGCTAAAGAATGAAAAAAGATGACATGAACACACTTATGTCTTTGGAGAAAGACAAGTACTACATAATCCTATCTGAAATGCCTGATGATCAGTTTCACTTGGTAGCCTATGATACGACAGGCAAGAAGTATGAGACTTTTGAAGATCACTCTGTTGCATCAATCATGCACGAGGGCGTTATGGCTTTGTTACGCAGACGAGGTGATGAAGTCTTTCGTTGTGGGGAGTCTGAGATAGAGTTTAACTTTGCGGCCAAAGACCTTAAGGTACAATATCAACAGGACACAGGAGAAATGCTTGACATTCCTGAGAATGTGATTAAGGTAGATTTTGGTAATGATCAGTAATGAGACACATGGAATACATGAAGATGAAACTTAAGGAAGTAGAAAATAACACAGATATGGTTAACAGTCCTGCACACTATAATAAGGCAGGCATTGAAACCATAGATATAATTCAATCTGTCACAGGAGATGGATTTGAAACATATCTTCAAGGCAACATTTTGAAGTACATATGTAGGTACAAGTACAAGAATGGAGTAGAAGATTTAGAAAAAGCACGATGGTATTTAAATCGTTTAATTGAAACAAAAGTAGGAGAACAATATAATGGCGTCTAATATGTTACCAACTTCATATCAGGAGTTTATACACAAGTCTAGGTATGCTAGATGGATGGAAGATGAAGGTAGAAGAGAGAACTGGCTAGAGACAGTTTCAAGATATGTAAACTTTATGGAAGACACTCTCTTAGAAAAGCACAACTACAAGATGGATAGCGTTGATAAAGAGATAATACATGAGTACATCAGTGACTTGAGAGTTATGCCATCCATGAGAGCAATGATGACTTCAGGAGAAGCACTCAAGAGAGATAACACTTGTGGGTACAATTGTAGCTACCTACCAGTAGATAGTCCACGTAGTTTTGATGAAGCTATGTACATTCTTATGTGTGGCACAGGTGTAGGTTTCTCTGTTGAGAGAGAGAACGTAGATAAGCTACCTGTAATCAGCGAGAATATGCAAGAGTCTGAGGTTGTTATTGTTGTGGAAGATAGTAAAGCAGGGTGGGCAAAAGCATATCGTGAGCTTGTGGCTTTACTTTATTCAGGAATGATACCATCTTGGGATGTATCGAAGGTGCGACCTGCAGGTGCAAGGCTAAAGGTTATGGGTGGGAGAGCATCAGGTGCTGATCCTCTTGTTAACTTATTTAAGTTTACTATTGAGAAATTCAAGGGGGCTACAGGTAGAAAGTTATTTCCTGTTGAGTGCCACGATATTATGTGTAAGGTAGGTGAGGTTGTTGTAGTAGGTGGCGTTAGACGATCTGCTCTGATTAGCTTATCTAACTTAAACGACGATCAAATGGCTCACGCTAAATCAGGTGAGTGGTGGAACAACAATGGTCAAAGAGCATTAGCAAATAACTCTGTAGCCTACAAGGGCAAGCCTGCTATGGAAACTTACATGAGAGAATGGTTATCTCTGTACGAGTCAAAGTCAGGTGAGCGTGGCATGTTCAATCGTAAGGCAGCCGACGATCAGGTAGCTAAGAGTGGCAGAAGACAAACAGGTCATATGTGGGGTACGAACCCATGTAGTGAGATTATACTTAGACCGTACCAGTTCTGTAACTTGTCTGAAGTGGTCGTACGTGAAAACGATGACTTACTTTCCCTACAATCTAAGGTACGTGTTGCCACAATACTAGGTACGTTTCAGTCTACTCTTACAGATCTGAAGTATCTACGTAAGATATGGAAAACAAATACAGAAGAAGAACGCTTGCTTGGTGTCTCATTAACTGGTATCATGGATCATTATGTACTGTCTAAAACAACTGATTCAAAGATTTGGTTACAAGAGATGAAACAAGTAGCAATAAAGACAAACAAAGAATATGCAGATGCTATTGGTATACCAAGAAGTACGGCTATCACTTGTGTAAAGCCAAGTGGTACTGTGTCTCAGTTGACTGATTCTGCATCGGGTATTCATGCTAGACACAATGATTTCTACATCAGAACAGTACGTGGGGATAACAAAGATCCCTTAACACAATTTATGAAAGAAGAAGGTATTCCTGCAGAGCCTGACGTTATGAAGCCTGACAGTGTTACCGTGTTTTCTTTTCCAATGAAATCTCCTAGTGGTGCTATCACTAGAACTGAGATGAGTGCAATAGAACAACTAGAACTTTGGAAAGTCTATGCACTTAACTGGTGCGAACACAAACCGTCTGTGACTATTACTGTAAAGGAAGAGGAATGGATGGAAGTTGGTGCGTGGTTGTACGATAACTTTGATATTGCGTCAGGTGTATCGTTCCTTCCGTTTGCCGACCATACGTACCAACAAGCTCCTTATCAGGACATAGATGCGGATGAATATCTCGAATGGAATGGACGTGTTCCAAAGTCACTCGACTGGACTAAGTTCTCTATGTATGAAAAGGAAGACAATACGAGCGGTACTCGTGAATTGGCTTGCACTGCAGATGCCTGTGAAGTTGTAGACTTAGGTGCAAACTGATGATCGAAGTACCAATCAGCGAAGATTACATGCGTCATGCGAGGGAAAAAGCTTCTACTGTAGGCATTCTGCAGGGAAGTATTACAGGTGGCACTAGTAACGTAGTAGGTGCGATAGGCGAGGTAATCGTAGCTGATATCATCGGGGCAACTGAAGCAAATACATATAACTATGATTTAGTGAAAGATGGGAATCGTATCGACGTTAAGACTAAACGTTGTAACACTAAGCCAAAGTCTAATTATGATTGCTCGGTTGCATCTCATGGTACAAAACAAGACTGTGATAGTTATGTATTTGTGAGGATACTGACTGATCTCAGCAAAGCTTGGATACTAGGTAGCATTAGTAAACAAGAGTACTACGCTAAAGCTACTCGATACAAGAAAGGTCAAGTAGATCCAAGCAACGGCTTTACGTTTAAAGCTGATTGTTATAACTTACCTATAAGTGAATTAGAGCCGATCAATGAAATCAAAGGTGAAAGCGAAACTGTTCTCGTTAGAAGCGTTTCTTAATAAGGACGGAAATGTTGAGATACTCTACGATGCAGTAGATCCAAATGAATTTGAGAAGACCATGAATTTAGGTCTTCCCATGTATGAAGGTACAAATAAAGTAACTCAGTTGATAAAGTATCTGAAGTCTATGGCACAAGAGGTCATGGATAAATCGGGTAGGTACGTTTGATGCAGTGGTGGGAAGCTTGGCTAGTTGTTGCCATCACTATCAACACCACTATCAATACAATTGTTTTCTTCAGAGGTCGTAAGATAATGAGAAAGAGGGATAAACCTACTTCTTCTTCCTCATCATAGCAAAGTCTTTGCCTGATATTTTGCCATCTTTGTTTTTGTCTAGTTTGGCTTGACCACCATACATCATGCCCATGTTCATTCCTGAACTCATCATCATGTTTGACTTGGCGTTAGGTTTTATCTTCTTCTCATCCATCATGCCACCCATTTGCATCTTTTTCTTCTTAGCCATGCCACCATACATCATAGGCTTTCTCATGGTAGCACCACCGCCATACATCATGCCTTTACGTGGTCCATTGTAGTAAGTTTTCATTGGGTATTCTCCTTGTTTTGGGTTTCATTATTTTCTTCTTTTTTGGGTGAATTAAATATACCCTCAAAGATAGGTTTACCTTGATACTCTATGTTGTACTCGGTCATGTCATCTTCTGATATGT